TTCGTGAAGAGCCTCTCTCCAATCTATCCTCGATAGATTTAAACCGTAGAGCGCATTCCGCTTCGTGTTTATCCAGCCCTTTCATCAGCTAGGCGCAACAGGCCAATCACCGGGACTATCGCCGGTAATGCTGGAACTTTCTAAATTAGGCCAGTTTGAATGTGCTGTAATGTTTCTCAATGCTTGGCGATATGTAGCCCAATCAGAGTCTAATGTTGTGCTAGTTTCTTGAGCCTTGATGACCATCCAATCACTCTGTGCAAGAAGCGCATCTCTTGTTGCCCTGTTGCTTGCTGCTACCTGTGCATTCGCTGCCGTCACCACTGCTGCTTTTTCTGCATTAGTCATGTCGGTGACTCTGCGCGTGTAGACCTTACCGTCTGACAAGTAAGGCGCAACGCTTTCGTTCTTTTGAGTAGCTGCATTAAAGTCTAAAAAGGTTACAACTTCCGCTGCTGAGTTTGAAGTTAGCCAATCAGCATCTGGGCCGCTTTTTGGAAAGCTAGTGTTAGGAAACAAAGATTTGCAGTCTGCAATGTTGCCTATCGTGTCCCCGTCTAAAATTGCTATTTTCATAATTATCGTCCTTTGTCAGGGAATGGTTCTGTGGCTGGCGTAAAGTTCGCTGTGTAGCGGGCTACTTTGCTTACACGAATATCGTCTATATACCCAATAAACTCGTTACTAGCACCAACAGAGTTCCCTATGGAATAAGTTGTTTCTGTTAAGTTTGTAGTGTCGGAAGCACTGCCTTGAAGAACCCCGTCTAAAAACAACCTTGACGTACCACTAGCCCTACACACAGCAACATGAGCCCATTGATTTGCAGGGACATTACCAGAGCCAGTTACAATTTGACCAGCGTAATATAGACCTAATTTGTTATTACTGTCCTTGTAAAAATAAACACCAGCGTTATTTCCGTTAGGATCTGAGAAGTAAGTTTGTTGTCCACTAATTGACGTATGGTAAACAAACATTTCTACCGTGTAATCACCTGTGCCAAAAACATGGTGACCACTAAGCGCAACAAGATCGTCTGTGCCATCTAAATGTAAAGATGTTGTACCAAACTTAGCTTGGTCTGTGCTGGTATTAGCATGCCCAGTCAAGGTTAAAGTATTAATTGCTGCATTATCAAAAACTTGTGCGTTAGCCATGTTGAGCAGAAGTTTTGTGTTAGTTACTGCTGTAGGTGCAGTTGTCGGTATAGCAAAAGTGCTTGTGCCTCTAGGATTTGATCCATTTACAAAACGGAAGCAAGCCATATTCCCAGTGTACTGTTGGTCATTACCTACTCCAAAAACAGTTACTCCCTCTTGAAGATAGTCGGTAGTATCATTAGCTTGACCTATTTTTACACCGTTTATAAAAGCCATGCTAACGCCCGAAGACCTAGCCCAGCACACATGGTTCCACTGGACAGGCTTGATTGCTGTTGTTGCTAAATTCAACTTAAACGCACCAGATGTACCTATTGATATTTGGTTATTATCGTAATGAAGGAACATGTAGTTGCCACCAGCAGTCCTGCGAGTTGAAAAAGGTATTTCAAGAGCAGCGTCTGGGGTCGCTGTAGGGAACAGCCACATTTCAATACAAAAGTCACTAGTACCTATAGCAAAGTCAGAAGAGGAGGCTGCTGTAAGATATTGAGAGCCGCTGCCTATAGCACTCCCACCATTCACGGCTGGGTCATATGCTTTAGTTAATATCGGGCCAAAGGGCGTGGGTAGTGGAATGCCAACTACTGTTACTGCATGGGCTGATGCTGAATTGTCAACAAAACGATTGTTTTGGCAAGTCAGTAGCTTTGTGTTTGTGATTGCTGTGAGTGCTGATGTTGGAGCCGTAAAATCAGAAGTGTATACGGCAGTTCCTTTAACTACTCTCACGTTGCTAACAAAACCATCTAGGCTACCTGAATTGCTTAACCCAGATTTAGTTGCGCCAATAGACGGTGCGCCGTTTCTGCTCCAGTTAACGCTATTTGAAACTGCATTTTGACCAGTTCCATCAATATATACTTTCATAACGCCAGAAGTTTTAACAAGCGCAAGGTGATGCCAAGCGTGTAGCGAAACAGTGCCGCCTAGCGCATTACTTTGATCAGTATAGAATACAGGGTTGCCGTTGGTGGTAAGTGAAAAACTAAAAGTATCAGTATAGGCTCCATTAGTAGGTCTAAAGTCAACCATAACTGCATCACCAGCCCAGCTATGAAGAAAAACAAAACACTCAACAGTAAAATTTCCTGTGCCGAATGCAAAGTCAGAGCTAGCTGGAAACTTAATCGAGCTTCCTACATAAAAACTATTCGCCCACTCACCATCTGGCCTAGAAAAAGGCGAGAAAGAACTTTGATTAATAGTCGAAACCGCAGTTATTGTATGATTGCTGTCTGACTCGTCATCAAAGACATTGTTAACGCCGTTATTTGCGCCTTCAAAATGAGACAGAAAGCTAACGGTATTAAAATTAGCATCTGGTTCCGTACTGCCTCCAGCAGCGCCCATCAATACTTTATCAAATGACTTACCCAATAGCAGTTCCTCCTAAGAAACCATAGTAAGTTGTTCCACCATCTCTTGTTAAAAATCCGTATGCTTGTACTTCATCGTCATCGGCTGCGTCTGGCGCACTTCCTCCCGCCCAATCTACTGTGTTAGGCCACGTAATAGTGACGGCAGTAGAATGCTGAGTAACAACAAGCGTAAAGCTAAACGCTGTCCCTGAACTAGGAGGGTTGCTAAATACAAACGTAGTGTTTTCGTCCATCGTTGTAGCAAAAGATGTACCTGTGGCTAAGTTACAAGTGATTGTAGCCGCTGCACTAATTGATACATATGTTTCTTGGTAGGTTAAAGGTTTAAGAGCGCCTGTCATAGTAACCGTAGTAGTACCTGTAGGGATTTCAAGTACATCAGCGTCAGCATCGTTCTTAATTGTTACATCATTAGTGCTACCTTGACCTGTAAGTATTAAACCTTCTGCGGCAGTGTAGCCTATTGCAGCATTATCCCCTGCGGCAGTGTCGCCATCAGGTTCAAAAGTTGTGGCGGTTGCTACGCCTGTTACATCAACAGAAGCCAGCACTGAGTTACCTGCAACGTCTATTGCTCCGCTGATATCTAATGTAGCTGCATCTAGTTCGCCAGAGATAGTAAGATTGCGTATGCCTGTGTAGTCTTTATTAGAGTCTAGAATAACTGCTTTAGATGCTACTGCTGTTCCTACTGCTGTTGAGCCGATATCAAGAGCGTTAAGCTCTCCTACAACCGCTGTAATTCCGTCTAGGGCGTTAAGCTCTGCGGCAGTGCTAGTAACGCCATCAAGGATATTTAGTTCTGCTGCGGTGCTTGTAACACCGTCAAGGATGTTTAGTTCGGCTGTAGTGCTAGTAACTCCATCGAGTAAGTTAAGTTCAGTAAAGGTACTAGTTACTCCGTCAAGGATATTAAGCTCTGCCGTAGTGCTAGTAACTCCATCAAGTATATTTAACTCTGCCGTTGTAGACGTTACTCCGTCAAGAAGATTAAGTTCGGTAGCCGTTGAGGTAACTGCTACGTCTTCATTAATCTTAGGCGAGGTGAGAGTCTTGTTGGTCAGCGTGTCTATAGATACACGCGATAATAAAGTTGAGTCAGCCCCAGCAGGAAGCATTAAAGTGTTAGTAACTCCTGCGGAATGTGGTTGACCGTAGATCTTTTGACCGTGGCTATTGCTTTCGCAATTAAGTATTATTGCGCCTGAGTTAGTGTTACCCCTAACTACAACTGTCCCTGTTCCGTGAGGAGCTAAGTCAATAGTTGCGTTAGAAAGTGAAATAAGATCCTTGCCATTAACGTCTAGGTTCCCGCCTAGCTGTGGAGTTGTATCTTCTACTACATTTGAAATAGCACTTGAAGATGCAAGCCCGCTTACTACGGCACTACGTGTTAGTCTTTTTAATCCACCACCTGAAGTATCTATAGCTATAAATACATCGTCGTTAGCTACTGTGCTTATTTCAGATAACGAAGATACGGCTGTAGGATTAAAGTTAGTTCCATCAGCAACAAGAAGCATTCCTGCTGTGTTAGTACCCATTGTCAAGTCATCACCACCAATAGTGAGGTCACCTGTTAGGGTCAAGTCTCTTATTCCTGTATAGTCCTTGTCTGAGTCAAGGATAACTGCTCTAGAAGCTACGGCAGTTCCGACTGCTGTGCTACCTATGTCTAAAGCGTTTAACTCGCCTACAACGGCTGTAATGCCGTCTAAAACATTAAGTTCTGCTGCTGTAGATGTAACGCCGTCTAAGATATTAAGTTCAGCAGTTGTTGATGTAACACCATCAATTAAATTTAATTCTGTTGTTGTTGCTGTAACGCCGTCAAGAAGATTAAGTTCCGCTGCGGTACTTGTTACACCATCAAGGATGTTAAGTTCTGCTGCTGTGCTGGTAACACCGTCAAGGATATTAAGTTCTGCGGTAGTTACGGTAGCGCCGTCTAATATTTCTAGTTCAACTTCGTTAAGTGCTGCGCTGCCTACTGTAAGTCCACCTACAGTTGCAATGCCTGTTACGCCTAGCGTCCCTGCAATAGTAGCGTTAGCGTCTACGTCAAGCGTGTCTACGTGTATTGTTCCGTCAAAGTAACCGTCTTTAAACTCTAAAGAACTAGTACCTAAATCTATATCATTATCAGTAACTGGAACTATAGCGCCGTCTTGGATGCGTATTTGTTCTACGGCTGAGCTACTAACTTGGACAAAGAACCCCCAGCGGTTGTTGCTAGTATCTACTACAAGTTTATTTAAAAAATCTTGGTCGCCTATTATTTCAATGTTACCGCCTTCCCCAGCGCCTCCATCATGTTGGTGACCTGTAGTACCTGTAGAGGCATAAACAAAAGCGTTTAAAAGTTTGTTATATTCATTGTTAAATAAAGCGGCTGTTACTACATCACCGTCATCAAAAGTACTTTGTCTCGTATAACTTGTTCCTGCCATTTCTTATCTCCTGCCTGATGGCACGTAATTTATATATAGCCCGTTTAGGGAATAAGGAGGACGCTGGTCATCCGATTTTATTTGGAAGCTTACTGTGTGTCCTGATCCTTCTAAAACTTGACGAGCCATTGGATCGCTTGTGCCTTCAAAAAGAGAAGTTCCGAAAACTGCTGCACCAAAAACAGGAGGCTCTGGAATTCCACCCATTGCAACTTCTGGTGGTTGGGCAACGTCTAGATCTACAAAGTCATACTGAGTTCTTAGTACGGGGGCTACTGTTCCTTCAGGTGCTACAGAAAGTTTTAAATATTTCATAGTCTTTCTAGTTCCTACATCACCAAAATCTAAAAATGGTGTTGTGTACCTAGCGTCAATATTAAAAGCAGTGCCATTAGCTATAAAAGAGTTACCTACATCATGGTTATAAAGATATCCATTTTTATCGCCGTGATATATTTTTTCTACTCCTGCTGCATCGAAGTCAGACACAATTGCTGAAGCTTGTATTCCTTCAGTTTCTGCCCACTCAAAACCTTCTCTAGTAAGTGTACCTATAATTCCTTTAGCTCTATTAATAGCTCCACCGGATGTAGAATAATATAACCTGTACTGAGAACGTCTTCTTAAAACACAGCTTGTAACAGTAAAGGTATCTATATTTTTAGAAATTAATGAGGTTACAGATTGTATTTGTCGGCTTACTGAGCCTAGCTCTGTGTCACCAATCCTTGCTGTTGCTGCTACAGATCTAATTCCGTCAGGGCTTAGAAAGACTAAGTCGCCTCCAATTTCTTGGATGCTATGGTGACTTAAACAACCTACGTTTTGTGCAATAGGAACAACAGCAATGTTAGACGAGTCATTTATATTGACTAGTCTGTAGATACTGTTTTCACAGAAAATAATTAAGTCTGTTCGAAAACTTTTAAGACCTACAACTTGATCGTCTAATAAAATGCTGCCAGAACCGGAAGCTGTAAAAGACGTAGGATCTAAAGTACCGCTATAAAAAATAGTGTTTTTAGCTGTAGAAGCTCCTGCAACAACAAAGTGTTTATCATGGATAGCTCCTACTGTGGGAGCAGTTGTACTTGAAACAGTAATTTCACCTGCAAAATAAACTCGTCCTGATAAAGCTCCACTCCCTGTCATTTTAAAAAAGAAAGGTTTGTTTGCCCCATCACAAATTAAAACTTGACCAAACTCTTCGTTGCCTTCAAAGATTGAAATAGAAGCTTGATTTTGTCCTGTACGAGCAAGCACTGAGCGTCCATTTAAAGCAGAAAGACTATCCCCACCACCGGCTACACTAGCTTTGTTAATCTGTAGCCATGTAGCGCCATCGTTGCTAAAGTAAATATTTGTTCCGCTGCAAGCTATAAGGCCATCTGCGTATACAGCTAAACCTAGTAGAGGTGTGTTTGCGTTAGGTCTAGTGTTTCCAAAATTTGTATAGCCGTTAACTCTTCTGTATCCGCCATCAGGATCGACTTCAAAGTTTTGAAGCTCTGTAGCAAATCCGGGCTGACCCAACAACTCAAGTTGATTAAGATTGGTGTTTAATCCACCTTTACACGAAATACCAAAAGGTTGCGAAGCTGCCATACTATACGAATCTCACTCTGTCATCTGAGATATAAATAGATGCAGGAGACATCAAATTAGAACGCATGCTTTTTAAACCTTTTTTATAATCTTCTTGTGCGAAAGCTGCGGATTGCGGGTTGTCTTTAAACTGCCACATATAGTATCTAGCTTTTGCCATAAGGACAGGAGAGTAGACATCGGGGAATAATAGTACATCGCTGTGTGCGCTCAGACGCGCAGGAAGATCCCAAGCAAAGTACCAGATACGATATACTTTATCTGGTATTGGGCTAAGACCAAACTGTCGCCCATCGGGACTGCGTATAATAGCGTTAGGCTTGCCGTAGCTTTGAGTGTCGGCATCGTCTAGGTTTTCTGAAGTTCTTCTAAAATCTTTCCAGTTTTCTAGTGTTATAAAACGTAGGTTTCCGTCACTATAAGGAGGAGATTCTCCGCTAACACCTACAGTAGTAAGATAGAAGTTATCCCAATCTACTGCTCCATAATCTGTTGTAAGGCTTGAGCTTGCTGGTTTTAATTCATACCAACGAGTTCCAGCTACTGTTTCTAAAAATACGTTTCCGTACATTGGATCTGTTCCACCGCTATCGCCTACAGCTAAAAAAGGCCATTGAGGTTCTTCGTTTACTAGATCAAAGTAAGCTCTGTTAATGTTATCTTTAGCGTGTTGTTGCACACTACGAGCAGCAGCAAAAGTAGCAGACGTTAGTACAACTTCATTAAGCTCACGTAGAAGCTCGTTTGTTAACTGTAAAAAGGTTGTTGCCATCGTTTACACTGCCTTTGATTTAGTGGCGGGGGGTTCTTTGTCACCCC